TAATGATAATTGTGCATATCCTTCTCTTGGTGAGGCATAAACCCATTCTTGAACATCAGGAAAAGATTCAACAAATACATTGAATGCTCTTCTTTTAGTTCCACCATCTAATAAATCATCTCTAACTACTTTAATACCATCATGTTCTTTGATAATGGGTTTAGGTAATTTAATAGATGATTCTCCAATAGATTTAAAATCAAAAAATTGTAACTCTTTCAAATGTGTGTCCAAGTTTTTCGTTTAACAATCTCTTCTACATTCCATTTACTAACTTTAAAGTTTCTAGCGATAACATTTGTAGAGAATCCTTGTTTGTGTAAATCTCTAATTTGTAAAACTTGTTCTGATGTAAGTTTTGAACGAGGGTGTGATTCTCCTCTTAATCTGTTGCTAAAGAACCAAAGTTCGTTTATATTCATTAAAATGGTTTTCTTTGTTCGTCTCTTTCGATAAGAGTACTCATGTGGTCTGCAAAATGTAAAACATGACCAATATTACTTCTTTGTGCTTTTTTGATATCAAATGTCTTAAGATATTTCATATTATCTTCATCATATATACCATCAGTTAGTTTGATACCAAAGAATTCTTTTTCTGAGTATTTTAAATCATATTGTGATAGTAGATAAAAAGTTCTATCGGTGTGAGTCATGTAACTGATTTCATCATTCCATGTATAAACCTCACCTCTGTTTTTTCTATGCCACTCAGATTCTTGTATTTTGTATGCCATATTTCCCTTTTCACCCAATTTACCCAAATCGTGGTGAAATGCTGAAAATAATAATTCTTCTTGTGTAAAATCTACGATACCACCGGCTTCTTTGTAGAGTTTTAACATACGAAGTGAGTTTCTTGCCACATTCATAACATGGTCGATATAACCACCTTCGTAAGCATTGTGGTAGTTTACATTTCCACTCGCTGGAGATAACATTAGGTTTGGTCCTAATTCTTCCATTGAGTACATATGGAGTAATTTTTCTAATCGTTCTCCATCAAACGATTTCTTTAACGCCTCAATAAACTTGTTGTAGTTTTCTTCGAGTTGTTTTTCATCGTAACGGTTTATCATAACTTTTAATTTAAGGTTTATACTCTATCTATTGGAATAGTAATTAAATGATAGGTATCATATTGTGGATGTTTTTGAGTGAAATCCACTTTAGAATCTATTTTAAGTTTAAAAGCTGTTTCAGTTTCTACATAATACAAAACTTCCGAGCCATCCATACTACTTAACTTTTTACTTTTATTAAAGGGAACTTTAGGTGTTCCTTTAATAATAACTTCTTTTTCATCATCGTGAACGAATTTAATTCCTGCCATATATAATTTAATTTAATTTATACAAATATACGAAAAAAAAATGAGAATGCCAAATTTTTTTCTAATTTTTTAATTCATTGAGTGCATTTGTATATGCTAATTCAGATTGTAGACCAGCAAATCTATGTACTTCTTTACCATCCTTTTCTATAATAACAGTTGGTACTGAACGAACATAGTATTTCTGAGCTATTTCAAACTGGTCATCAATGTTTACATCTTCAAAAGAAACATCTGAAAACTTTCCTTTAACTTGTTCCATAATTGGTGTTAACATCTTACATGGTCCACACCATTCTGCATAAAATTTTTTAACTTCTAACATAATTTCTCCTATTTAATATTCTGATATTGGTTTTTCACTAAAATAATAACCTGGTTTTAATGGTATATTTCTTTTTGATAACTTTACCTTTCCTTTATAATTGATAGGTAGTAATCTAAAATCAATAGATAGTCTTGGATTTTTAAAATCTTTTCTACAACTAGCAGTATGTAAATACGCTCCATTGAACAATAACATTTTATCTAAGTAATTTATTTTTTTAGATATTAATGATAAAAACTTTTTTACTATTTTATTGTTTAAAAAATTAAATGGTAATTTATTTAAAATAAAACTTCCAAAAGTAATAATTTCAAAACCAAAATCTTTTTTTGTAATTGGAACCATAACATTAATCTGACTCTTATTATGATTGAAATGAGTGTCAGAGTGCCATACAGGATAATTATCTTCTTTAGTGTTATATCTAAAGTTTGGATATTTTTGAAAATAAAAATCTTTATTTAAAACTTTATATACTTTTTTTAACATATCAATATAATCTATATAGTTATCATCCATAACTCTATTATATTCTTTATTATCAATTTTTAAGAATATATGACTATTTACAACTTCTTTTTTAGGATTTGAAAAACTTTTTCTTAATTCACTAAGAAGTTTATATCTTTTTAAATGTATAAATTTTATCATAACTTTTATCCATCACATGCAACACAATCAGGGTCAACCGCTCTCGTTGCGATATCACCTCTAAGAACTGATTCAGTTCTCATATAATATAAAGTTTTAATTCCTTGTTTCCAAGCCTCTAATGTTACTTGATTAATCCACTTCGGTGATGCAATCGAAGGGAATGCTAAATTTAATGAAACTCCTTGGTCAATATACTGTTGTCTTACACCAGCCTGTTTAACCAAATCCATTTGATTTATTTCTTTGAATGTTCTGAACACATCTTTGACAGGGTAGATTTTTTCTCTATCACCATTAGTGATATCTTTACAAAGAACCATTTTGTTATCTAAATAACACCACTTATCGAGTTCTTTAATATCTTGTACTGAACCACCATCTTCAAGAATCTTATCCCAAGTTTCTTTATTATTGATACCCGCTTTTCTTAAAACCTTTACTAACTCATTGTTCTTTCTAATGAAAGTTCCTTTAGAAGTTTGTTCGGTAAATATATTCGCCGCCCAAGGTTCAATACCTGCTGATACATTTCCAGCTAATTTAGAGTTACTAACTGTTGGAGCAACTGCTCTAAGGTGAGTATTTCTAAATCCACTTTCTCTACACCATAAAGGTTCACCATATTCTGATGCTAAATCTCTTGATGCTCTATCTGATTCAATTTTTATTTGTGAGAAGATTTTACGAGTTTCAAATTGTGCTTCCATACCTTCAAATGGAATACCATTTTGTTGTAGGTAAGTGTGCCATCCTAAAACTCCTAATCCTAATGCTCTACCTTTTTCAGCAGATGCAACAGAATTTTCAAATCCTCTCATGTTTTTTGCCTTTTGGATAAACTCTGAAAGTACACCATCTAAGAACCAAGTTGCTGTATAAATTAAATCAGTATCTCTCCACTCATTATATTTAGCAAGATTTACTGATGATAAACAACAAACAAATGAATGGTTCTCATCTGTATGTAAAGTAATTTCAGAACAAATGTTAGTCATGTGAACTTTTAATCCATTCTTTTTATACATTTCAGGATTTTGTTTGTTTACATTACCTTTAAACATAATATAAGGTTCACCAGTTGCTTTTCTTTTTTGTAGTAATTTTCCCCATTTTCTTCTTGCTTCAGGTTCTCCTTGTTCGAGTTTTCTCATAAACTTATCACCTACAACTGCACATTGGTGTAGATTTAGTGATTGTCTATTTACATCTCCTTTAGGTTCTCTAATTTCTAACCACTCTTCAAAATCTTTGTGTTCAATATTAAGGTTAACTGAAGCAGCACCTCTTCTTACTGAACCTTGGTTTGTAGCAAGGATTGTAGAATCATATATTTTACAAAATGGTACAACACCATCAGATGTTCCATTGCCTGTAATGGTTGCTCCTGCTGGTCTAATTTGGTTCACACCAATACCAACTCCACCTCCATGTTTTGCAAGTAACATTAGTTCTAAATTCTTTTTACCAATATCATAAATCGAATCGGCAACATCGATACCAAAACAAGATATAGGTAATCCTCTATCAGTACCAGTATTAGAAAGAACTGGTGTTGCTAAATTCAACCAACCTTTCCAAATATAATCGAAGAACTTAGTTGCCATTTGAGGTTTACCTAATCTTTGAGCAACTCTTGTTGCAACCCTCCAATAAGCATCTTTAGGTTTTTCACCAGGAAGTAAATATCCTTTAGATATAGTTTTTACATATATCTCTGTGTTACCCCATGATGGAAAATCAACATCAATTTCCCAACCCAATTCTTCGCCGTAGTTTATTTTAGCCATTTTATATTATTTTTCGTCTTTTACAAATACACCATCAACAGTTTTACCTGTTCTATCTTTTATTTCATTCCATGCAGATTCTAAGCATTCGGATGGTGTAAATCCTAATTGTTTAGAAAGAATTATAAGAGTAACAAATGAATCTCCAAGGCCGTCCTTTAGTTCTTCTTTTTTATTTTTAAGAAGAGCACCAGCAGTTTCACCAACCTCTTCCATTACTTTTATCATTTGTTTGGGAGCATTATCTTTTACAAGAATTCCTTTTTCTTCTGCCCAAACTAATATATTATCTGATAATTTATCAAAACTCATAATATAACCTTTATTTAAAATAAATCATCCCAATCCTCACCCTCATTTGCCTTTGAATAATCAGTAGGTCTTATTGCGAAGAAATCGGTGTGAGTATGACCACCTGTAAGATGATAGAACCATTCTAACTTTTCTGATTTCTTTTTATCGAATTCATGAATTGATTCGTATCCTAATTCTTGTAATTTTTGATTTGTTCTATCTTTAATGAATTCTTTTAAATCATCTTTTTCAAGATTTTCTAAATCACCCATTTCGAACATTTTATCAATAAAGTTACATTCTAAATCAATAATCAATTTAGATGCTTCTTCTATTGAATTTTTACATTGTTCTAACAATTCTGGATATTCATCACACATATGTCTGAAT